AGCTACTACGTTTGCTTCAATTGAAACTCATTCCAAAGGCCGCACTTCCTCGGCCAAGGCATCAAGAACCGCCTGAGGCGCTTTCTTATCACGACCAATCCTTTCCCTCAAAAGACCGCGAAGATACCGCCCAAGAGGCATATTAGCGCCTCCATGGGCAAGAGAACTCGGGACATCCTGCAGAACATTATCAAGACCATACTCCAACATCACCGAAGCAACATCCCACATAGAGCCGGACCCGATACCAGGACGCAAAGACATCCGGCAAAACTCAGGATGACGACCCTTCAATCGCGGGTCAGACGCACGAGACATACGCTTCAAAGTGTACGAGGCACAATAAGCAGCAGAAGCCAAAGTAAGAGAGCCAATGTCAATGTTGCCCTTGCCCCAACTAGCGCCGACCACGCGACAACTATCACAACAATCAGCCCAATCAGGACCATCAGTTCCGAACTTGCGCTTAGTCCTCCCACGAGAGCACCCCGCAAAATTATAAAGAATTACGTGAAAGTGAGGACGCCATGTCCTAGTACCGTATTCTCCAACTGCATAAAAACGAATCCGCTGCGGCGCGATCGCCTTTCTCAATCGCTTTAACCAAGACTGCAAATGCTCTGGGCTTAAATCGCCCAGTGTAGCCGGGCCAGTCGATGACTCGACGCATAGCCGCTTCATACTCTCCTCGTTGTACGTGAGCGTTACGAAGCAACTCTGAGAATGGCACAACGACTCCAGCATTATCCGATGAGTCCATAACGACCTCCTTTTACGCCTACAAGGCATACATTGCCCACAACCATGAGCAACCCCTGTAGGCGCGATATATGGATTACGGCACAGCACTACTACATTCTCCAACCAATCCTCATTGCACGCACAGCACGTCCACGACGACCCCGGCGCCCACGGCGCCTCGACTTGCGACGACCACGATGAAACATAACTACTTCCTTTCTGCCCAATGGGCTCTACGACAACACTTCTCACGCAACACACCTAGTTAATCAAATAATCGTACCACCGCCTGCTCGTAGGCGGCGGATCCTGGACAAACGGTCCAGCCGTAGCCGCGTCCGCTCCAAAATTAAACAACGTCTGAGCAATAGCGGGACCACCAATAATATTCCCGCCAATGTCAGAAAAATCATCTTCCACATTCTGGCCAAGACCAGGGTTCGCTATGATCAAATAGTCGACACCCTTATCGAACGGGTTAGCGCGAACAGCCTGAGCCGTAGTAAACGGCGTCTTACGCACATCAACACCTCCAGTCCCAAGCACAACACCTTCTGGAAGCGAAGTCTTACCCGCCAACTGAGCGGGCGGAAGCCCAGGCGCGTTGATCTTCCGAATCTGCGATCGGAGAAGATCATTCTCCAAACCCGCCCGCTCCAATGTCAAATTCTCCAACACACGAGAAGCACCCGCTTGCGAATCGCTCTTACGCTTATTCAACACATCATCCAAATTAGCGCCAAGAGCAGCAAGCGAATCACCCGCACCACCGACTCCCACAGGAGCCGGACTAAACGTAGGAGCCCCTAACGCATACAAAGGATGAATCCCTGCCGCTTTCGCATCGTTGACCTTCCACCGAATCGAATGCGTCATCGCATCCTTCTGCAACTCACGATCTTGTTGCGACCCAAAAAAATTAAGGCCCGCACCAACCAAAGAACCAATTGCTCCAAGAATTCCCATATCAGCACCCTACCTTTGACCAAAAAGTGAAACGGCGGGAACCTCCCCCGCCTCGAGTACGCTTAAGCGCATGAAGAACCTCCCGGCGCTCCTTACGACGAACACACATAGCAACGCGCTCGGGAACCTCCAGGACAGGACTATGCCACGCCGCTTTCGCGGCGCGCAACCCATCAGGTTTCCGAAGAACCACCCTAGGACGCATTCCAAGCGCCCTAGGAGCCCGAAACACCCCTTCCGGGTGAAACATCCGCCGATCTTCAACAGACCGCACAACGGCCCTCTCTGGCCGATACAACACACTAGACAACACAGGAGACCGAACAACAGCCGTCACCACTTCAGGTTGCGTACCAAACCTTCGACGTGAGTGACGGCGGGACAAATCAGACCTCCAGTGTCACCTAGCACAAGTATATCAAGGGAGAAGCTTGTGCAAGAGGGTGACACGCAACTTCCGGTAGCAATCCTGAATAGAAAAAGGCAGCAGCTTTGCTAGCGATAGGCAACAGGCATCGCGCTGCCAACAAACACCGGAAAGACAGAACGCCATGCTGGCGCTTCGCGCCTGGCTCCGCATGGCAAAGAGGCTCTGGGAAAAAAAAGAGGCTCTGGGAAAAAAAAGAGGCTCCCGAAGGAGCCTCAGTTGGCCAGCTTATTTCGCTGGCTCAGAGGGCGCAGGAGCATCGCCCTCCGTGGGAGAATCGGCCGGCGCGGCGGCCGGCACACCCGGGAACTCGTCCTTGAGGACAATCTCATACGGAGAATAAGGCACTCCATCCTCATCCTCCCCAAAATCATCCAAGTCCTCGAGCGAATCAATGACGTCCTGGTCGTGCAGCAATTGCAAATGCGCCTTAACCTGACGCTGCACCATCTCCATGACAGTATCCTGCTGCGAAAAACCAAGAGGCGGATCATGAGGAACCGGATTCGGAACCTCACGACCATCCGGCAACAAAATAGACCGACCCGTGCCCGGATCGGCAGACCAATCATTAAACTCGATAAGATCCTCGAGATCAGACGGAACAACCGGCCGACCATCGTGACGGGGATGAACCTCCACCTTAAGCCGTGGCTTAACTTTCTTAATCTCCATGACATCCTCCTAGAACGTGAACGATGTGCCCTCACCAGCAACCAGACGACGAGCCTGGAACGAGTGACGAGCGTGAACATAAATAACATCCTCAGACGGCACCGCAAATGGCCGCTCAGGCGGAACGCACGAAACAAACGTAGAATTAAGAGCAGGAGAAGCAGCGAAGATCCGCGCCATGTGCCAGAAATCCAGCATCGAAGTACGGAACTCACCAGCAATCAGACTCTCAGAACGACGATACTCGTCATACCGGTCCTGGTAGCCAAACGTGCCATCAGGCGTAGCATGAGCCGCGTAAACTTCCTTATTCAACACGGCTTGCTGCCCAATATGTTGCAGCTCGCGCTGCCAGAAATCATACTTCGTCCGCCTGTTCCAATGACGGAACAAACCATTCGCATAAATCGTCTTAGGACGGACTGACATGAACGTATGAACGTAGCCATGCTCTTCAAAAAATGTCCGAAACCGATTCGACCGAACAGCCGCAATCCCGTGACCCTTCATTTCACCGACTGGATCCGTTCCGGGCCCAGTCTGCAAGACTTCTGACCACTGAATACGCTGACGTCCACCGCCGAGGTACTCCGGACGCTGCAACCGAGCATCAGAAGAGCGAACACCAAGAGCACGCAGATATTCCGTGTACCGACTACCATAACGAGCACGAGCCTCCTCAAAACGCTGCAACGCCAACGACTGGCGAAGCTGATTAACAGTCACACCACTCACCGCCGACAAATCCGCATAAACAGCGGGTTCCTTGGTGGTATTATCGCCCCTCAAAGCGATCTGGTTGGTGCCAATATTCCACCAGTTACTCCCCGGCGGAGTCGAGCCAGCGCCACCAGCAGTCTCACGAAAACCAGTAGCCGCCGAAGTGTAGGTATTACTCGTAGCACCAGCCAAACCCTTAACAGGCGCAGTACCCGTAAGCGGAATAGTAATAGCCGCGCCCTTCTGCTCCCAAGGCCGCGAAGACGTAAAATAATCCTTTTCCCACGAACAATTCTGCAAAGCAGTATTCGTTGTCGTATCAACTCCATCCGTAAGATCAATTGTCAAAGCCGTCTGCAAATCCTGATCGCGATACCAATTGTTCCAGATCAGCGAATACCCACGGAACGGCAAAGCCGACACCACAAGAGAATTTACACCAGTAGGAACACCAAGATAATCAGCCAAAGAACCAACAACAGCACCACCGCCAGCAGGCATGGCAATTGTCGGAAAAACCGAAGCATTAAGCCCATCGGGCCCTCCAGTAATAAAGTTTTCCCAGTCAGACCAAACAAGACGGTGAGGCACAAACCAATGATGAATCCGCACATCAACAGGGTGCATCACAGGAGACAACAGAGGAGAAGCACGAACAAGAGCAGACGTAGCACCCTGGATGCTATCACCTGGCAAAACCTCCAACAGACCACATGGGATTAACTCCCCCATGTCACACGAAAACAATTTCGTGTAACTCAGATTATGCTTAGACCTTTTCATTGAGATTCCCTCTTTTTAAAGATTTCAGAACGAGCAACCAAATTAGCATACTCACCATCACCCATACTCACTAACGCATTCTTGAACGAACTCGAATTATCGAACGCAACTTTCCGCAAAGGCCGCACTTCCTCCGCCACGGCATCAAGAACCGCCTGAGGCGGATCGTGACTGGGAAAC